TCTTTTCCTTTGTGCTTCTTCTTGTGCCTCTATTCTTGCCTTACGTGCTTCTGCTTGAAACTTTTGCCAATCATTCCATAATCCCGGACGACCAACATACAACATAATTTGTCTTAACTCTTCTTCTTTTTCTTTAATAACTTCTAATGCCATAAACTCTTCAAAGTCATTACCTTTATAAAATGGACTATTCTTTTTATTTGATACTTTTTTCTGTAAAGTTTCTTTACCATCTACAAACTTAGCAATCTGACTGCCTACACTGGCTATGTCACGCCCATTAGATACTGCCTGTTTAATTACTTGGAATGCTGCGTTAGCAGCTGCTAGTTCTGCTAACATTTAATACACCTGTACTGAGCCTTTCTTTAAGTATTTAGGTACACAATATGCGGTAACACGATCTCGTTTATCCACCCAATCACGATAGGTGTAGCTTCCATAACGTCTTGACACTTCACTGGCATAGAAGTTGCAGTCCGTAATACTGCGGAAATACATGTCTCCACTAGCAAGGTAGCGGCTTTCTCCAGTTCCGATGTATATAAGTAAGACGAAGACATGCACCATTCCATTATGACTTATAGCCTCCACCTTTTGCTTTGTATTCTTTAGCAAGCATTTGTGCTTTTCGTGCAGACCACTGTCCCGGTGCTCCGCCTTTACCACCTGCTTTAATACTTTCAAATAAACGCTTACGCATTGTAGGTTTAGTATAATTACCTGCTTTATTTACAGATGACTTAGGCTGACCACCAAGTGCCAGCCCTTTAGTCTTTCTAGAATAAGATCCCTTACCTTTCTTTGGTTTAACTATTTTAGGTCCATACTGCTTTTGCTCTAAGGACTTAGCCATAGGATTTTTACTTTTACCTGCAGACGATAAGGCAATAGCCACAGCTTGTTTTTGTGGCTTGCCTTCCTTTTTTAGTTTACGAATGTTCTTACTAATTGTTTTAGTAGAACTACCTTTTGCTAATGGCATAGTAATTTACCTTTTTGGTTTACGTGCTTTTCCCCATCCACGCATTTGACGTGCAACTACTTCAGTCTTTTTTGGTGCTGATGATTTTTTACTTTTCTTAACCATTCCACCTTTTTTAAGAGCAGGATTAGCACGGCTACTTATACCTACATTGCTACGCTTTTTATTCTTTGCAGCATCAAGAAGGCTTTGACCTTTTGCTAGATTACCTTGTGTTCCTGCAATTGCTGCCTTACCTGCTTTAGAACCTGTACCACCATACATTACCATTAATGCTGCACGTTCTTCTGAACTACTAGGAAAGATATTTCCTTTAGGACCAAAGCCTGTATTTTTACCTGCATCAAAGTTTGTAGTTTCTTTTGGTGGAGTTACAGGTGCTAGTTTACGTGGAGTCTTTTGATCAAACTCTTCAGCCTTTGGTTTAGGTGTAGGCATAGGCATAGTTTCTGCCTTACTTTTTGGAACACCTGTTGGTGCAGATTGACCAGCAACCATAGAAGCTATTGCTGCTCTCATTGCAGGATTTAAAGTTCTACGAGCAGGACTTGCAGGACGTGGTGTAGGTGTTGTTCCTCTACCAGTAGTAGACTTTGCAGGTGGTCTTACTGGTCTTGGAGAAGGAGTAGTAACCTGACGTGGTTTAGCCACTACAATGTCTTTACGTGCGCCACTACGCTGTGGCGGTCCTGATACACGAGCAGGTGGTCTACCTGAACCACTAGTTTGTGTAGCAGGTTTTGGTTTAGGCATACGAGATGCTTGTGCAGCACGTTCTGCACGTTGAGCAGCAGAAGGTACAGAACTCTGTGTTCTACCAGCACCAGTTAATTGAGAAAATGGTTTTGCATTTGCCATTGATCTTGGTGGAGGACGTCTTGTAATTTTTGCCCCACCTTCTAATGCATTTCTTAAATCATTTACATCATCTACACCACGTATCCAACGATAAAGTCTTCCACCCTGTTCAACAAAAAATTCACCAGTAGCTTTTCCTGCTCTTTCAGCAAAAGAACTATCACTTTGTTTTTTCTTAGCCATTTTATTTACCTTTCTTTTTCATGGCTTTTCCATAACCACGTAATGCTGCTCCACAACCTTTAGGTCCTTTACCAACTTTACCGCCTTTTTCATAAAAACCTAAACCTTGTCCTAATCCCATTATAAATTCAGGACCAAATTCATAACCAACTACACCTAAACCTATTTTTCCAAGATCTTTAATTCTTTGCATTTTAGTTTTTTTAGGTTTATTCTTTTTTGTTTCAGCCATTATTTTGATCCTTTCATAGCTTTACCATATCCACGCATTGCTGCTCCACAGCCACGTGGTCTTGATCCTACCTTACCACCTTTCTTACGGTATGCATATTGTAAAGGATCTGATTTAATTCCTCGTGCTTTAGAATGAACTGTACCACGAAGTTTTTCCATTGTTTCTTGTTTAGCTTTATCAAAAGATTCGTCAATCTTTTGTTTAAGATTATCTGCATTTTCTTTAGTAATCTTACCATCTTTTAACGCAACATTAATTTCTCTTTTTTGTTCTGCTGTTTTATTATCTAATTGTTTCATAGCATTCTGTTGTTCTTTTTTAACTTGAGATCTAGCCTGATTCATAGACTGTGCAGAACTTAAAGTTTTAGGTGAAGATAATTCTTGTTTACGTTTTTCTAATTCTTTTGCGGAAGTAGGCTCACCTGCACGTTTGGCTTTTTCAAGACGTTGACGAAGCGAAGGCATCTTACGTCCTGTACCACGTGCTTTACGTGGTCCTTCACCTGCTGCTTCTGCAATCATAGATGCAGGTGGTGAATAACGACCTGTGCTTTTTACTTCATACTTACTACCTTTTTTAACAATCTTTGCCTGACCAGTTGAAATTAAACGCCGTAATGCTTTTTTAGAATAACCTTTAAGAGCAGGATCAAGTTCAATTAATGATGCCGGAACCATATTAAGACTAAGATCTGTTAATTTTTCACCCGGCTTACGTTCAACGGTAGATACCATTTTTTGTAGTTTAGGTTTTTCTGTTAAACCTTTTTTAGCTGCATCCATTTCTTTTTTAACTTGTGCAATAAGGCGTGTACGTTCTGCCTTTTGTTTTGCAGTTAAATCAGAAAGCGCACCTTTCGGTGTAGACTCTGCCTGTTTACGAGCAGTACCCGGTTTCATTACAGTCTTTTTTGGTTTAGGTGTACGACCTTCAGCAACAGCTTTAGTTTCCATAGTTTTCTTACGGGTCTCTGCAGCTTTAGCATAACGTCCTTTACGTCCACGTTTTGCTGTAGCTTTTAAACCAGTAGTTAAAATTTTACTAAGTGCCATAATTAATTACTCCCCATTATAACAGGATTGTCTGCACCTGCAGGGCTGGCAGGTGACTGCATATCATCACGTCTTGTACGCCTTGCTTGGTTTTGAAGTGTAGATACAGCTTGCATATAACGCTGTTCAAATAAACCAACAAGATCAAAATTTTTCATAAATACCATTGCTTCAATCATACTTGCATTAAATAAAGCATCATAACAATAATCAGAAAAATAATTATTTGGTGTTACAGATGCTAATGTTGTAGGTCTTGAAATGTGAACTATCTCTCCGTCAAATGTAGATACAGCAGTAGGTGCTATAAGAACTGTAGTATTATTACGTCTTGCATAATACTCAGGTGTACCTGTGCTTGCGCTTACAGGCCAGTAATCTCTAATATATTCATCTGTTCTTTGTAAAAGATTAATACGTGTACCGTTTGCCACAATATTAAAGTTCTTGACAATACGTGTTCCAGATGGTAAAGTAATAGTATTGTTACCAGAACTTACCGCTACTGAAGTATACGATACTAAACCGTAATCATCTAAATCTCGTGTAAGACGTTCCTCTGCACGATTAACCATTTTAGGTATGTAAGACAAAAATTCTGAACCGTCATTCTCGGTTGCAGCAATAATGTCATCAACAAGATATGTGTAATTAGCCATAGAAAATACCGACTGTAGCTGTAGATGTAGGAGCAGAAACCTTCACAACACCATTAACTTTTAAACCATAGTCAGGTAAAATAATATCAGATGCGTCAACATTAGTAGTACCTACAAATTTTAGATTGCTTCCATTAATATTACCATAAGCATCAACTGATGTTCCAGTAATAAGAAATGTACCTACACCAGAATAAGTTACACCCTTAATACGAGTATCACTTACAGTTGTGCTGGTTGCAACATCTAAAACTGCACCACTCCCTGTGACAAATCCTTGCCGAATGTTTGTTGCCATAATATATTCCTTCGTTGTTAATTAGTTAGTTATTATTATGTTATACTATATTATACATAAAAAAAGAGGAATACGAAAGTACTCCTCTTAATTTTTTTAAATTTTTTATTAACTACGATTATGCGCCAGCAGAACCGTAGAATCCACGCCAGTCTGACCAGCCAAAGCTATAACGCTCACGAGCCTTAAAGCGAAGGTTGCCTGTGTCAAAATCTGGTTCCATTTTTGTCTGAAGCGGCGCACGAACAAACATCTTTGTGCCGTTAGGACAGTCAGTCTTAATGAACCAAGCGTCCGTATCAGTAAAGCGGCGGTTAACAAAGAAACCACCCGGAACAAGACCTTGGCTACGGATAGCGTTAATCTTGTTGGTGTTAGTAGCACCGTTTGCTGCGGTGGTTGGGTTAACACCAATTGTGGTTGACATTGTGCTGTTCAGGATCTGATCAGCTGTAAATGCCAAGTCTGATGGGATGTGCAAGGACTTAGCTTGCAGACCAATCAGAATACCACGGTCATCTTTTGCTTTAGAGATGGAAATCAATGCGGATTCAAGAGATGCTTCCGATAGATCACCAGTCAGCAAGTTGCTTTGGTTACCTGCACCAATAGTTGGGTGTGAGTCAGAGAACATAGCAACACCATCACCACCTACGTAGGATGCGCTAAAGCTATTGTTGAAAACATCAGCAGCTTTAACTTGCTTAGTGTTAGCCATGGCACGAGCAAGCCCTCTGGCACGTAGCTTTGCAAACGTGTCATAAAGGTTGTCTTCCATAGCTTCTTCTGTCACTGCAAACGCCAGTGCCACGGTTTCGTGGGTGTAACGAGCAGTGTAGCTTTCTTGTGCATCGTCATAGGCAACTGCAGCACCTTCACCTTTAGTAGGTGCAGTGCCAAAGCCTGTGAACAATACTTCTTCTTCAAATGCACGGTCTGAGTTTTCAGTCTCAAACAACGGTGCATGTTCATCAGAAACTTCCCCATACTCCATGCCAAATACAGCATTAAGACCGGGGAGAAGTTCTTTTGCAATACTAGAACGATTAATAGCCATTATCTAATCTCCCTTCAATTAAAATGCTGGATCAGCACCAGATACAGGTGCAGTTACGATTGCGTCATGGAAGTTGTCTGTATGCTGGACAATCCGTACATTCATTTTCAGATATGCACGTTCTGCAGCATTAGCAACATCATTGCCGGGTTCGTCAACTGAATCAAGCGTACGTACCATAGCAATGGTAGATGTACGACCAGCAGCTTGAACACCATGTCCTGACATACCTGTGAAGGTAGAGCCAGCACCAAGTGTTACGGCAAAGTTTTGTGAACCGTAAAGATCACCAGCAGTTACAGAAGCGTCTGCTTGTACTTCAAATACGGCACGGCTATCGTCAGCAACCATAGCGTAAGCATCGGTAGCAGAAGTACCAGTAGGCCAGTACTTGCTCCACTTTTGCTCACCATCGGCAACATAACGGCAGCCCATAAACACACCCTGTGCTACTTCGGTAGCAGTGGTGATAACTTCCAAACTTCCTGCATTAATACGGACAAGATCTCCAGTAAAGATATTGGCGGCATAACCTGAAGCAATTGGGTATTCATTCATACCTGAATTGTTAGGGTTACTGCCCCGCTTGCGAGAAGGACGGAAGCCGAACAGTGATTTAGATGTAGTCATTGTTTTCTCCCTTATTTAAAAAAATGCACTTCAAGTATCTTGTCCGAATCTAAATTAGTCTTGAAATTTAGGTGTTCGTCCCTTAGTTACTTGAGTTTTACTGTTGTTACGAATTGGCATTCTTGAATCATTTTGGTTCATAAGCTGTGCATTAACCGCATCAACCATTTCTCTACTTTGATTTTCAAAATACCGTTGACGACTTTCTGCCTTACGAATAGGCATTTTTGCTAGAGCCAAATCTCCACGACAGACTGTACCCTCATATCGTCCATTATCCTTCACGATGGATGAATGCTGCATCTCAGGAACTTCTTCTATTCCTACAAACTCCCAACCCTCTGCCATCTTCTTACCAATATTGTTGTAATCTTCTTGACCACGAATAGTCATTCTAATCCAACGAAGTTTCATTCCTTGATCGGTAAAACGATGTGTTACAGATTCTGGGATGTCAAGAAGACTTGGTTCACGATATTCATAATCCATTTCTCTTGAGTTTGATTCCCTTGATTCAGCACTACGTGATGCTGTTATTGTATTACGTGCCATTTTAAATTCCTCCACGCTATTGATTGTTGCCATAAACTGAAGTATACTCGCCATCGGCTCGTTCTACTTTTAGCTTTTCGGCAGCATATTGTTCCAGTGGTATTCCCCATTTTTCAGCCAGTCGAATGTCTTCTTTAGACAGTTTAACTTTCTTGTTAGAAGAGGATGTTGAAGTGCGTGATGCTCCAGCAACCACTTGAGCAGGAGATGACGTTTCCTGCATACGCTGTTGTTGTTGAGACTTTTGTCCACCAAATCTATCAGGGAATCTATTATGAAGCCTTGAATCAATCTCTTGGTAGAAATCTTCTTCCGAAGGATCATAACCCTCGCTTTTTAGTTCATTGTCAATCTCCAGTGCAAGAGTAGTCATAACTGAATCTTGACCAAACCAAGCATTACGTCCTGCCCATTCTACTGCTAACCTATCATATTCTACAGGTTGAATGTTTTGAGTTGCGACAGGATTAGAAGCAGCCTGTTTAGTTTGAATAGGACGTTCTGTTACAAACCGTTCCTTATTCATACGAAGCATTGTTGCTTCATTCTGTGCCTTAGAAAGATAATCTTGTGCTTGAACAATACGATCTGTGTCACCAGATTCTAATGCCTGACGATATGCATTTTTTGCAATTTCAATCTGGCTATTTATATTTGTTTCAGCCGTTTCAAAACTTTTTTCAACTGAAGTTTCAACTTCTTTTTGTTTAGTCTTCAGCTGTTCCTCAAGTTCTTTTTGACGTGCAATAAGTTCTTGAATTTGTTCTTCACGTTCTTTCTTTTGGCGAACCAGTTGGCGAATACGTTTC